AAAATTATGCATGATGAAATTGTTGATGTGTGCCAATCTATTCTCAAAGAATTAAACAATCGTGCATGGGAATTAAAATCATTCATTGACTGGGAAAAATTTATACAAGGCATTTAATGAGTGATGTAATTCTTCATAAACTTAACGAAGCTTATATTAAAGTAGAATGTGAAAAATCTATCTCACAGGAGTTAAGCTCATATTTTTCTTTTAGAGTACCAGGCTATCAGTTTGTTCCTGCCTACAAAAATAAATTGTGGGATGGTTTCATAAGGTTGTATGACCTCAGAACAAATCAAATCTATCATGGTCTTGTTCCTTATATTGAAAAATTTTGTGCTGAAAGAAACTATACCTCTGAGATTAATTCTGAAATAAATGTTACTGAAAGTTTTTCATTAGTTGAGGCAGTTGATTTCATTCGCACACTAGATTTGCCACATGAGATACGAGATTATCAATTAAATGCTTTTGTTCAAGCAGTTCGCAATAGGCGTTTACTGCTTCTATCACCAACAGCATCAGGTAAATCATTAATACTTTATGTGATACTCCGTTGGTTACAAGAGTCGGATTATAAGCGTGGCTTACTGATTGTTCCAACCACATCATTGGTAGAACAAATGTATACCGACTTTGAATCGTATGGATATGATTCTGAAAAATACTGTCATCGTCAATACTCTGGTAAAGAAAAACACACCAACAAACTACTGACGATTACCACATGGCAATCCATCTATAAGAATGATGCCGATTACTTTGAACAGTTTGATTTTGTAATGGGCGATGAAGCACACCAATTTAAGGCCAAATCACTTACAACGATACTATCTGGTTGCACAAACGCTAAATATAGGATAGGAACAACTGGCACTTTAGATGGTACACAGACACATCGCCTTGTATTAGAAGGATTGTTTGGGCCAGTTTATAAAGCAACAACAACATCGGAGTTAATTGATAAAGGTCAATTAGCTAGTTTTAAAATTAAATGCCTCATACTGAAACACAATGAGGCAGTATGTAAACAAGCAAGAGATTGGGACTATAACACAGAGATAGATTACATAGTTCAAAATCCAGCAAGAAACGAATTTATTCGTAATTTAGCTTTGTCGTTAAACGGTAACACTCTTATATTATTTCAATTTGTGGAGAAACATGGAAAAGATTTATACTCTATTATTAAAGATTCGGTCAAGGATCGGCATGTATTTTTTGTTTTTGGCGGTACTGATGTGGAGGTTAGAGAATCGGTCCGTGCAATTACTGAAAAAGAAAGGGACGCAATCATTGTTGCTTCTTACGGCACTTTTAGCACTGGTGTTAATATCCGTAACCTTCACAATATCATATTTGCCAGTCCTTCCAAATCCCGCATCCGTAATCTTCAGTCAATCGGCCGAGGATTAAGAAAAGGCGACAATAAGGAAGAAGCGGTTTTATTTGATATCGCTGATGATTTTCGCATAGGTAAATTTGTGAATTACACACTCAAACATTTTATTGAAAGAGTTAAAATTTACGATGACGAAAAATTTAATTACAAGTTTTATAACATAGAGCTAAAAAATGGAACAAACGACAAACAATAATATTAAAATAGTCCGCTTACAATCGGGTGAAGATATTATGGCAGATGTTATGGAAAACGATGAGAATGAACTCATAGTATTGGACAATCCAATGCACATTATATTTAAAAGAATGCCTACAGGTCAAACTGTAATGATGATGATGCCTTGGTTGCCAATTGAAATCATTAAAGAAAACAATGCTACCATATACGGCACAGACATACTTACAGTCATTGAACCAAAAGATGACCTAATTGAATACTATGGTAGAGCAGTGCTTGAAGCTCAAGATATTATGGAAAAGAAAAGAATTCGTGGTATTAATGATGATGATTTTGATGAAGAAGATGAAGATGATGATGAAGAAGAATTACAGGTTGAAGATATCATTGACCTGATGAGAGAGAAAAAAAACAAAAGGCTACACTAAATAATAATATAAAAATAGTCCACTTTTATGGCGGCAAAAAATAAAGAATCAAAAGATTTATTTGTAAAAGAAATGTTTGATATAATTAAAGAAAAGCGTGGTAAAAATTTACATTGAGAGATTAATTATGATTGATATACTATTCGTTCACCCTAATGCTTCTAAAAAAATCTATCAAGGATTAGCAAATAAAAATTCTGCCATTGAACCTCCAATTTGGGCGGCCATGTTGGCAAATAGTGTTCGTTCAGTAGGATATAGCACAGAGATTTTAGATACCGAAGTAGAACAATTAGATTACATAACTTCAGCTAAAAGAATTACCGAATACAAAGCAAAGATTGTTTGCTTCGTTGTGTATGGCCAACAACCATCGGCATCTTCACAGAATATGGAAGGCGCAACGGCAACCGCACAAGAGTTACGCAATTTAGAACCAAATACTTTTATTCTTTTTGTTGGCGGCCATGTGGCGGCATTACCAGAAGAAACACTTAAAAAAGAACCTTACATTAATGCTGTTTGCCAAAATGAAGGTGTTTATACTATTCGTAATCTATTACAGATGTCCTCATTTGATGATTATAACTTAAAGAGAGTTGATGGTTTGGTGTTTAGAGATAGAGAGGGTAATATTATCTTCAATGCACCATCACAGGTTGTACCTAAAGACCTGTTAGAAACTGATTTGCCTGGCATGGCGTGGGACTTATTGCCGCCACTATCACAGTATCGCACAGCAGGTTGGCATTCGTGGTCAAACAACACCGAGAAACAACCATTCGCAGCTCTCTATACAAGTTTAGGTTGTCCTTACAAATGTTCTTTCTGTATGATTAACATTATCAACAGAACAAAACAAGGATCTAATGTATCATCAGCAGACAGTAATATCTTTCGTTGGTGGTCACCTGAGTTTATTATAAAACAATTTGATTATATTGCCTCACAAGGTGTTCGTAATGTTAAAATTGCGGATGAATTGTTTGTATTAAATCCACGGCACTTTGAAGCCATTTGTGATTTAATTATTGAACGAGGATATGACTTTAATATTTGGGCTTACTCTCGTGTTGATACCTGTAAGCCTAAGTATTTGGACAAGTTATCTAGAGCAGGCGTGAAATGGCTAGGTCTTGGTATTGAGAACCCTAATAACGAATTGCGTAAAGAAATTCACAAAGAAGGTTTTCAGGAAGTTAAAGTGTTAGATTTAATTCGTACCATCCGTGATGCAGGTATTAATATAGGAGGTAATTATATCTTTGGTTTGCCTTATGATACAAAAGAATCTATGCAAGCTACATTAGATTTTGCGATGGAGAATCCTACTGAGATGGCCAATTTCTATTCTGCAATGGCATATCCAGGTAGCCCATTACATAATCAGGCTCGTATCTTTGATACACAATTACCAGACACATACGCAGGTTACAGTCAACACTCGTATGAAACACTTAACTTGGCCAATGAACATGTAACAGCGGCAGAAATATTGGCGTTTAGAGATAAAGCATGGGACAGCTACCACAAGAGTCCTAAATATTTAGAGTTGATGAAAGATAAGTTTGGTCAGAAAGCAATTGATGAATTGAATGATACCAAAACGGTTAAACTGAAAAGAAAATTATTAGGAGATTAATTATGATTAAATTGGCTGATTATGTTATTAACAAATTGGCAGAAATAGGCACAGACAAAGTATTTGTAGTTTATGGAGCTGCAAATGGTGACCTAATAGATGCTTTTACCAGAACAAACAAAACAGAATATATTGCCGTAATGCACGAGCAGGCTGGCGGTTTTGCTGCCGAAGCTTATGCAAAAACTTCAGGTAAAATTGGTGCGGCTATAGCAACTAGCGGTCCGGGCGGAATGAATTTTGTTACACCAATTGGTAATTGTTTTTATGATTCGGTGCCTGTAATTTTTATTACTGGCCAAATCAACAGTAAATTTCTCAGACCTGATGAATCATTAAGGCAAATTGGTTTCCAAGAAACTGATATTGTTTCTATCGTAAAACCAATCACAAAATATGCCAAAATGATTACTGATCCAAACAGTATTAGGTATGAATTAGAAAAAGCAATTTATGTGGCAAAATCAGGAAGACCTGGGCCAGTATTGTTAGATATTCCTCTCAACATTCAAAAGACCCAAATTGATCCAGATACTCAATTAGGTTTTGATAATTCAATTGCTGATTCTGAATATAACAAACAAAGAGTTGAAGAATATGTTCGTTCTATTTTAGTTGATATTCAGAAAGCACAAAGACCCGTGATGTTAGTTGGTGGCGGTGTTAAGATAGCCGGTGCAATTGAATTGATGCAAGAAGTTTCTAAACTTCTACAGATTCCAACTTTTCCAACATGGAACGCTTTAGATGCCGTAACAAGTGATATGGAAACTTATTGTGGTAGAATAGGTACATATGGTGGTGCTGGTAGAAACTTTGCAATTCAAAATAGTGATTTGTTGTTATCGGTTGGTTCTCGTATTTCTGGTCGTATTACTGGTGGTAATATTAGTTCATTTGCCAGAAAAGCTAAAAAAATTATGGTTGATGTTGATGAAGCTCAATTACAACCTAAATTACAACAAGTTCCTTTTGATGTAAATGTAAAGAGTGATGCTGTGTTATTTTTAAATACAATGAAACAAGTCATTAAAGAAATTAGTTATACACCCAATCATAATTCTTGGTTAGCAAAAGCGATTGAATGGAAAAATAAATATGATCCTGTTAAACCAGAGTTTGGATCATCTGAGAGTGTAATTCACCCTTATCGTTTTATGAAACAGCTTTCTGAGAAGATGAGTAAAAATGATGTAATTGTTGCTGATTGTGGTGGCAATATTGTTATTACTTCGCAAGCATTTGAAACTAAACTTGGTCAAAACTATATTACAAACAACGGCAATTCACCAATGGGATTCTCTTTTGCGGCCGCAATTGGTGCTTGGTTTGCGGCACCAGAAAAACAAATTGTTTGTATTATTGGTGATGGCGGTTTTAATATGAACATCCAAGAATTGCAAACAATCAAATCTTATGGTTGTAAAATTAAAACATTTATTTTAAATAATCATATTTACGGTATTACAAAAGCTTTCCAAGAAACAAACTTCCAAGGTAGAGCTGAGGCTTGTGGCCCAAAAGGTTATTCTGCACCTAACTTCATTGAAATTACCAAAGCATATGGAATTAAAACTATTGCGTTAAATAAACCAGGTGATGTTGAAAAAACAATTGATGAAATATTGGCGGCAGATGAATCAATTGTTTGTGATGTAGATATCCATGAATATCATACATATGAACCAAGAATCTTTGGTTGGAACACACCAATTGAAGATATGTACCCTTATCTAAGTAGAGAAGAATTCAAGGCTAACATGACGATTGACCCAATTGAAGGTTGGGAAAACCCTGCAATGCCTGATATTGTAAATACAGTATTAACAAGTGAGTGATTAATATGATTAATATGGCGTTTTCTGATTTGGCCAATCGTTTAGTTGGCCAAGAAATGTTTCATGTTTTGGATAAAGCTGGCGTCATTGAGAGAAATGGCGGCAAAGTGTATCACCTAGAATTAGGTGATCCTTATTTACTTCCTGACCCAACACTATCTCAATGTGTTCAAAACTCTCTAAACAATAATCAACACCATTATTCTCCTTCTAGTGGCACATTAGAATATAAAAATTCTATTTGTAATCTAATAAAAATTACACAAGGTATTGAAGTAGAACCAAAAAATGTAATTGCAGCTGCAGCTAATTATCTTATTACTAATTTTCTTTCCATAACCTGTAATCCAGGCGAAACTGTTTTAGTAATAACACCTTGTTTTCCATCGTATTTGGCTTCTGCCAAAATGTTAAACATTAATGTGTATGAATTTCCAACAACACCTGAAAGTGGTTATGTTCCTGATGAATCCCTTTTTGATGAGATAGAAAAATTAAAACCAAAAGCAATCATTATTAATTCTGCCAATAATCCTACAGGTGCGGTATACTCTAAAGATTTTTTAATCAAATTAGTTGATGTAGCTAAAAAGAACAATTGTTGGATTTTATCCGATGAAACTTATAGTTTGATTGTTTATAGTAATCAGTTCTACAGTTTACTAAATTCAGACCATGACAAAATAGTTGTATTGTCATCTTTGTCAAAAACATTTTCTATACCTGGTTATAGAATGGGTTATTGTGTATCTAAATTAGATGAATTTAATTCTTATTCAAATAAATTTTTATCTACCAATATATCTTGTTCACCATCTTTTGTTCAATTTGGTTGTGCTGATTATCTAAAAAAAGATGACCTAGTATTGAATACTGTAAATCATACCAAAGAATATTACAAATCATTATGTGATAATATATTCTCAACAAATAAATGGTTAAAAAATAACCTAAAACAACCAAAAGCTTCTTTTTATCTTTTCATACCTGTTAATAAAAATGGTAACGAATTTGCTCTAGACCTTATCAACAATGACCATGTAGCTGTTACACCAGGTAAAGCATTTGGTAAACATTTTGATTCTTATGTTCGTGCTACAATTTGTGGTCCTAAATCTGATGTAATTGAAGGTATTAAAATATTAACAGATAAATTATGATTATTACAAAAACTCCTTATAGATTATCTTTATTTGGTGGAGGCACAGATTATCCTGCGTGGTATAATAAACACCCAAGTAAATGTTTATCAGCCGCTATGGCACACTACTGTTATGTTAATGTGAAAGAATTGCCTCCATTCTTTGAACACAATATTCGTTTAGCATATTCAAAATTAGAGTTTTTAAATTCAATAAATGATATTGACCATCCATCCATTCGTGGGTGTTTAAAATATACTAAAATTACAGAAAACATTTCCGTTAACCATGATGGTGATTTGCCTGCTCGTTCAGGTATTGGATCGTCATCATCGTTTACGGTAGGTCTATTAAATGCTCTATATCATTTACAAAAAGAATCTCTAACAAAAGAACAACTAGCACAAAAAGCCATTACAGTAGAACAAGACCTTATTGGTGAAAATGTAGGCATACAAGACCAAATTATGGCGGCATATGGCGGTATACAATTAATAACCATGTCTAGTGATGGTTGGAAGACAAAAGATTTTCCAATGTCAAGCGAATACAAAAAATACCTAGAATCTCATATCATGCTTGGTTTTTCTGGTGTTTCTCGGCTTGCTGAGGTACACGCAAAGAAAAATGTTGACAATATTAAAGAAGGCAAAATAGATAACTTGCTTTTAGAAATGGCAAACTCTACCAATGAAGCCATAATAATGCTTGCCAAAGAAAAAGAAATGAGTATAATAGGAGAATTACTAGACACCGCTTGGAGCATTAAACGAAATTTGGCAGATGGTGTTACACAAAAATGGATTGATAACATCTATTACTCTGCTATTGAAAACGGAGCTTACGGTGGCAAACTAATGGGGGCAGGTGGCGGTGGATTTTTTATGTTTTTGGTGCCGCCAAACTTACAAGAACATTTTAAAAAGACAATGAAAGAAATAAAAGTGTGGGTGCCATTTCGGTTTGATAATAATGGTTCACAGGTTATATTAAACAATATGTGAGGAAAGTATGAAATACCCTTTGATGCGAAATAACATTACACGACAAAATTTGGATGCCATGATTGAGCATCTAAAACAAGATGACCCTATTCTCACCAATGGGCCTAAGTGTAGAGAGTTTGAAGAAGCTTGGTCAAAATGGATTGGCGTAAAATATTCAGTATTTGTAAACTCTGGTGCTTCTGCCAATTTACTTTCAATGACCATGTTGAAAATTAAACACCCAAAAGGTGGTGAAGTTATTGTACCGCCTTTAACATGGGTATCTGATATTGCTTCAGTAATACAATGTGGATTTACACCTGTCTTTGTTGATGTGGATATGGACACTCTAGGCATGAATCCTGATGCCATCATTAAAGCCATCACGCCAAATACCCGTGCTGTGTTTTTATCACATATCCAAGGCTTTGATGCGCTAACTGATGACTTGATATCAACTCTAGCCAAATACAAGGTTCCATTGATTGAAGATGTCTGCGAGTCACATGGAGCAATGCACGGAACGGAGCTTTGCGGTAGTATTGGATGGATGTCTAATTTCTCTTTCTATTACGCACATCACATGACAACAATTGAAGGCGGTATGGTTTGTACCAATGATGAAGAAGTTTACCATACTGTTCGCATGTTACGCTCACATGGTATGGTTCGTGAATGTGGTTCAGAACCAATGATTAAGAATTACCAGAAGGTATATCCACAGTTGAATTCAGATTTCATCTTTGCTTATCCAGCCTATAACATGCGTAACAATGAGTTAGGCGGCATACTTGGGCTATCACAGTTGCCAAATTTGGAGAATAATGTTATACTCCGAAATAGAAATCACGAAAGGTTTTTATCAAAGTTAGACCAGAGAAAGTTTTGTGTTGGCTTTAAGTTGATTGGTGCCAGCAACTATGCTTTCAATTTAATACTGAAAGATAAAGACCAAGATTTATTGAATAGAGTAATGACAAAGATGAAAGATGAACAAATTGAGTTTCGCCGTGGTAGTGCTGGCGGTGGCAATCAACTAAGACAACCATATTTAAAGAATATATTACCTGAAAATTATCATTTGAATTTTCCAAATACGGAACATATTCACTTTTATGGATTCTATCTTGGTAATTTTCCATCAATGTCGTTAGATGAAATTGATTTTATTACCAAATCATTGAATGAGGCTTAAATGGCAAACATATTAATTACAGGTGGTGCAGGATATATTGGTGCTGTTTTAGTACCTGAGTTGCTTCAAGATGGACATAATGTTACTGTATTGGACAATTTTATTTTTGGCCAATCTTCTTTGAACCATGTGTGCTATCATCCAAACTTTAGAGTGTATCGTGGTGATGTTCGTATTGAAGCAGACATGTTGCCATTAATGAAAGATGCTGATATAATCATACCATTGGCAGCATATGTTGGAGCACCATTCTGTGATAGAGATCCAATTGGTGCTACAACCACAAATAAAGATGCTATCTTTATGATGATGAAATACTTGGACAAAGACCAAGTTGTAATTATGCCTACAACAAATAGTGCCTATGGTACAGGAGATAATTGCACGGAAGAATCACCATTGAATCCTATTTCACGATATGCCATAGATAAGGTTGAAGTAGAAAAAGTATTAATGAATCATTCTAATGCCACAAGTTTACGGCTCGCAACAGTATTTGGTATGTCACCAAGAATGAGAATTGATTTGTTAGTAAATGATATGACCTATCGTGCCGTATATGATGGCTTTGTGGT